GTTTAGATACCATCCTCGACGCCCTGGCCGATGCCCTAGTGGAGAAAATCGCCGGGCGGCAGCCGCGCGGCGATTTTCTCCACTAGGGCATCGGCCAGGGCGTCGAGGATGGTATCTAAACTGGTCATGGGGTCCTCCTTTCTTGTGCCCCCTCCCCGCCGGTGATAAAATGGAGCCGGGGAAGGGGGTGATTTTGATGCGCTTGAATCCGGATTGTGTACGCGATATCCTTTTATATTGTGAGGATAACTGCACCTTTACCGAATCCGCTGAGTTTGCATCCGGTGCTCCGCTGACTGTGGATGGGCGTAGCTATGAATGGGACGTGCTGGCGTACCATCTAAGGCAGTGTGAGCTTACCGGATATTTTTATCGTGCAGAGCATGATATGTGCGGAACGTACTATGTGGCGGATCTCGCACCAGTGGCGCACGAATTTTTAGCGAACATTCGTCGTCAGGACAACTGGGAAAAAGTGAAAGCCACAGCGGCTAAGGTGGGATCGGCATCACTTTCCGCACTGTCCAGCATTGCTGCCGAAGTTATTGGCGCTGCGGTCAGGGCTGCTCTCGGCCTGCCGTAAGGCCACTTGAATGGTGGACGTGAATAGCGCACGGCCATCGTTGTCTACGGTCAGCGTAAAGCTGCGCAATCCCTGAACCGGCTTTCCATCCAACAGTGGAAGGCCGTTTCTTATTGTCAAGGTGTGCATCTGTGGTTCACCTGCCTTTCTGTGAGTGTCCTTCCTGTGGTACAATGGGGCGGGAAGGGGGTGATGGATTGGGGATGAAAATCAAGATCAACAAATCGGCGCTTGATGAAGTCGTGAGAGAAGCTGCTGTGGCGAAAGCCATGGAAATGACCTACGATATTGAATGCCCGCACTGCCATGTGGCCATCAATGTTCCTGTCGGCCAAAGCGTTTGCCCCGCCTGTGGCGGTGAGATTGACTTAAAGCTCAAGCTCGATTGAGTTGACCCCTTTGGCCAGGTCGTCTGCCAACGACCTGGCCTTTTCGATTGTCTCAACAAGTTCATGTGCTTTGGCGATCTGTTCATCCAGCCCGTTGAGATGCACATCAATCGTGATTTCGCCGGATTTTTTGCCGAGCGGTTTTTCCATCCTGTTCACCTCCTTACAGTCCGGACTATGGGACAGGTCATGTGGTAGAATGACTTTGCGGGACAGTGCGACGGCTATCCTCAAAGAGGCGCAGGTCATCTTCACTGATGCGATACTCTTTACCCAGCTTGATGGCGCCCAGTTTGCGCTTACGAATCCAGTCCCATACGGTAATGATTTCTACACCGTAGCGTTTTGCCACTTCGGCGCAGGTGTACAGTTGTGCCATGGCGACCCTCCTTTCTTTGTGTGGTTTGATAGTTGTGTTTTGTTTGGTTTTGTGATATTATGGAGTTGTAATTCAAATAAATCGGGTATTCCAACTTCAACGTGGTTGGCCTATTTTTGAGTGAGTTTGACGCGGTCGTTTTATCCATGTCAGGATGCCTTATCATGTTCATCATTCTCGGCTTCGTTTTCTGCTTTCAGGGCCTCCAAGCCGCGACTGATTAAGTCTCGAATCATATCGTTTTGGGTGCTTTTGTAGTAGCGCTCTTTCTTCGCTGCATCCAAGTCGGCATCCATGCTCGGAGTGATGGAAATTGTAAACCGTCTTAAAGTAGTAGCCATAAAATCACCTCCTTCCGGTTCGGTGGTTCACTGAACCTTATGGCTATATTATAGTGGTTCACTGGTTCACTGTCAATAGATTTTTCAAAAAAATGGTTCTTTACATCTCTGGTTCACTGGTGTATAATTCAATATGAGGTGATAAATATGGCTACTGATAAGCCGCGTTATACTGTATCCGTAGACAATGAATTATTCCAGCAAATCGAAGATTTCCGTTTTGAACATCGCTTTCAGACACGTTCAGAAGCAACGGTAGAGCTGATTCGTTTGGGGCTTGAGCAACTAAAAAAAGAGCGGGAGGCTCAGAAAAAGCCCACCGTCGAGGAAACTGAATGAGCAACCCTCTTATGGAAAGGCAGCTCGGACTATACGAGTTTGAGGTGACCGACTTCCGGCAAAACGATTATGATATGGGGTATTACGTTCAAACAAAGCGACCACCCAAAGTTTGCCCCAAGTGTGGTGTACTTGAGCCGCGTTTAACTGTTCATGCTCGCAGGCAACAAATCGTCCGCGATATTGGGATACAGGGAAAACGCAGCGCACTCATCATTGACCGCCGCTATTACCGATGCAAGGAGTGCGGCTCCACTTTTGCCGAACCGTTGGAATGCGTTTCCGAAAACGGAAAGATTACAAAGCGTCTTCGCGAGTATATAGGCCTAAAGGCAGCGAATACGCCGTTTCAACAGCTGGAGGATGAATACCAAATATCAGATACAACTGTTAGAAAGATATTTTTGGAACGAGTTGCATCGCTTCCAGACATTTCTGAATTGGAAACTCCTCGCGTTCTCGGTATTGATGAAATCTGTCTGATGAAAAATAATTACCATCGGAAAGAGCCTTGGTTGGTTATTGCAAATGGCGACGAGAACACCATCATGGAGATGTTGCCGGACCGCAGCAAACCCTCTGTGATTCGATTGCTACAATCGTTGAAAGACCCATCTGCTGTTGAAGTTGTTACAATGGATATGTGGTCTGGCTACCGGGCGGCAGTTTATGAAGCACTCCCCAACGCAATGGTAATTGTAGACAAGTTTCATGTGCTGAAAATGGCCACCGAGCAGATGGATTCCGCGCGAAAATACTTATATAAGTCCGCGCCTCATGGTCTAAAAAAGAACAAAGCCTTATTCCTCAAGCGAGCGTCTAAACTGACCCCAAAAGCCGTTGAATACCGTGACCAGTGGTTCGCTGAGTACCCGAAATTGAAAAAAGCATATGAGCTGAAGGAATCACTTTTTGAAATGTATAGCTGTCGCACTCGGGCAGAAGCCGAGCAATACTTCATCGACTGGCAAAAAAGTATTCCCTATGGCGATAGCGATTTTAACGGTTGGCGTTTGCTCGCCAGCACAATCAGAAGGTGTCAAAAGGAGATATTCAATTACTTTGACGCGCCTCCCTCATATACAAGAACCAATGCTTTTGTGGAAGGGTTAAACTCAACGATTCGCGTCATTGCCACACAGGGGCGCGGATATGATTTTGAGGTTCTGAGAGGAAAGGTTCTACTCACGGCCGGACGGAAGGTTGTATTCCCCAAAACGGATTTCAGAAGCATGGACGAAATTACTATCAGCAAGCTGACAACAGGAAGACCGCTATTTACCATACCCATTTCCAAAGACTACTTTGAATTACAACTCCATAATATCACAAAACCAAACAAAACACAACTATCAAACCACACAAAGATTTGTATAAGTTTTGACTACTTTTTGACTACTTTTCCATAAACAGCAACAGCCCCCAACCTGCCGGAAATTCCGACAAGTTGGGGGCTTGCTCTATGTATTACTGGCTATCGTCCGCGCTGTCCGGGATGCCGTCGCCGTCAGCGTCGGGCAGTTCCGGCAGGCCGGCAACACTGGTCAGCAGGGACAGAACGCCGGACAGTACCGCGGCGCTGCCAACCATGACCCAGTTGACGTCGCCGAGCACGGCGGCGGTGCCGATGGTCGCCACGGCGGTCTGTGCCACGGTCTTGATGGCGCGGATGCCGGCCGCGTGCAGCCAGGCGAGAATTTTCGTTTTGTCCATAGTCGTTCTCCTCCTGTCTATTATTCGTGTTCGTGGCCGCTGCGGATCGGCAGGCGCCGGCAGCGGTCCACAATATCGTTGACACTTTTGTCGCCATCGCCCAGGCGGATGTAGGCGTCGTTTTGGTGTTCCATCGTTTCCAGGGCAAAGGGCGGGATTGCGCCCTCCTCCAGGTAGGTCAGGCCGTCGTCGATGATCTGGCCCCGCAGCAGGCTTTTCACGCCGTCCACCAGCGCGGCCTGCTGCTTTTGGTCTGCGGCATCCTGTGCTTTTGCTCTCTTGGCGGCCGCCCGCAGCTTGCCGGCCAGGTAGCCACAGACAGCCCCCAGCAGCGGCACCAGGGCGGCAGAAAGCTGTGCGATGATGTCGTTGTCCATTGGCATCACCCCACGTACTCGCTATGGTACAGACCCATGTCGGTCAGCTCCAGCGCCTCGCACTGGCGCATGATCGCCCAGGCGTCACCGCTCGATACCGGGCCGATGGTCAATACACCGCTTGCCTCTTTATAAAGACCCATACTAACAAGCGACAGGCTTTCGCACAATTTGCGCAGCGTAGCCACATCGCCAGAGCTGATCGGGCCGATGGTGATGCGCTGCAATTTTGCACTGTCATCGCTGCCGCCATCGTCCTCCGGCTCCGGGCCGTCCCAGTTGTTCAGCTCTGCGCCCTTGATGATCGACGGATAGTCCTTGTAAATCCGGTTGCAGTCCAGGCTTGTCCCGTGTCCGGGAATGCCAAGCGGGTTTTTGCTCGAATACTGCCAGATTCCGTAGGGCAACGGGCAGGTGCACTTGCTGCCGTATTGGGCGCACCATACATCGTAGGCCGACAGCTCGCGCCAGTTCAGCTTGTTCTGGATGAAGTCTTTGGACGCGTACAGGATGCCGTAGTACCCGGCGTTCTCGACCTCTTCCAAAAACGCCTTGACCATCGCAGTGCGGGTGTTATTGGACAGGGCCAAGATTCCCGGCTCGTACTCGATGTCGTAGGCCACCGGCATAGTCGGTTTTAGGCCCTTGATAACGGACAGGCAGCACTGGGCTTCACGTTTTGCCTGTTCCGGTGTGGTCGCGTAACTGTACCAGTACACGCCCCAGTCGATGCCCAGCGCCACGCACTGCGACACATTACGGTCAAGCTGGGGATCTTTCTGGCTGGTATAGCGCCCGTAACCGGCGCGAATCATGGCATGTGTGACGCCTGCTTTTTTGACGTCTGCCCAGTTCATAGTGCCCTGGTGTTTGGACACGTCAATGGCGTAAATCATATCCTGTCCTCCTTAAAACTTGATGCCGTAAATAAACGCTGGAACCGCGCAGGTATTGGCCTGGCCTTTGTTGCCCCAGTTGTAGTAGTAGCCGGGTGTGTCGCTGCGGAATTGGATAGTGCTACCGTGGTTGGTGATCGAGATCATGCGCACCTGTGCCTCGCCCATCGGGGAATTATTAACATCCATACAGAACAGCCCATATTTGCGCGATTGCCCCCGCGCAGGGATCGGGAACCACTGGATCGGGCTGTATTCGTCGGATGCTGTTGAACTGTTGCACAGGCAGACAATGCCGACCATATCGTATCCGCCAGTGGCCAAAGGTTTACTGTAATAAGAAGCTGCCTGCGACCAGCTTGTCAGCCCGGTATTAGCAATAAAATCAAATTTCCCGCCGCCACCTGCGGTGCCGAGATTCCATTGCCCGTTCTGCACAACGACAGTCTTGCCATTGTCGGCGCTTGTCACCTCTGGCAAAACATTGCCATAAAGTTTTTCGTAGGACCATGTATTTTCTCCGGTTGGATCTCCAAAATAGGCATCTGTCGAAATTGCCCTGGGCCGATTCGAATAATAACTAACTTCCCAACCGCACAGGCATTGCACATATGTTCCATTGTCCACCCAGGCCGCCAAAATATCATTACCAGAATTTACAGTTAAAATAACCTGCCTACCGGCCTGCAATGCCTCCCGCACTTGGGCTGGCGTCACATTGG